GAATCACCGCATTCGTCTGCTTGCGATTGTCGACGTTCCAAATATCGATCGCCGCAGTGCCCGTCGACCAATTCGGCGTGCGCCGAATCGCAAACGTCGTGGCTGACCGCGGTCGCACGGTGCCCAAGTAGCGGCGCGTTGCGTCACCTGACTTAGTCCAGACACCGTTTTGCCGCGCGATCGCAGTCGCGCGCGCGGTGCCTGACGTCCAGTTCAGCACCTCGAGCGACACGACCGCGCCCGTCCAAAACGCGAAGATGTCGAACGGTAGATCGGTGGTGCGTCCCGCGAGCACGTACGACACGCCGGAAGCCGACCGCACGACCCACGATGAGCCATTGTAAATCGCGATCTGATCGCTCGTGATCGGCGCCAAATACACCGTGGTAAATGCGCTGCCATCCGCCGGGATCGCGTCGTCGACCGTAGGCGCCAACCGAAAGCCATTGGTGCTCGGCAGCACCGCGATTCGCGGATCGTTTCCTTCGCAGATTTGGCCGGCGCTGATGCCAAATGAAGTCAGGGCGTGGACATGGTCGGATCGCGCGAACGTCGAAGCCGAGCCGGCGGAACTCGCGCCGCCTATCGCGAGCGCCGATGCCACGGCGGCCGCCGGCATCGCGTGTATATGGTCCGCTCGTGCGAGCGACGCAGACGTGCCCGTGACAACCGTCCCGCCGATCGTGAGCGCGCTGGGCGCCGCAGTCGACACGTCGTGCGTATGGTCGGACCGCGCAAACGTCGTCGCGACGCCCGCGGAGTTCGCAGCCGTGGCGGTGATCTGCACGGGCGCTGCAGCCGCTGGCATCGCGTGTACGTGGTCGGCTCGAGCCAGTGACGCGGACGTGCCCGTGACGACCGTCCCGCCGATGGTCAGCGCGCTAGGGGCCGCAGTGGGCAGCGAATGCACGTGATCGGCATGCGCTGCGCCGGCATCCGTGCCGATCGTCGCTACCGTGGTCGCCGTCACCGCAGACGGCGCCGTCGTCGTGGTGGGCGTCGCGCCGTCCAAGTACACGAGCCACTGATACACGAGGTTCTGCAGCCAGTTCGCCAACTGGGCAGTCAGGATCGTTTGCGGGATATGGCCGACGTCTTGCTCGGGCGAGCTCGGGGCAGCGATCGCCGCCGTGCCACCCGTGGCCCATCGTGGAAATGCGCTTGGTCGTGCCATGCCGTCAGCCTCCTAATAGTGAGCGATCGAAACCGAAGTCAGGCCCGCCCCCGTTGAACGTGAAAGACTCGATCGCGACTTCGCCGCCGCCGTCAGAGGCGAACACGAAGCGCCCCGCGTCGAAACCGAGCGACGACGCCGGGATCGGCACGTCAGCCGGTGCGAATGTGAACACCGCCGGCCACGCGACGTTTGACCACGTGGCGGTGAAGCGCACGCCGGCCGCTTTCGCCGGCACGATGAGCTGCGCGATTTGCAGCCCCGTGTGCGAGTCGAGCGCGCCCATGTCGAGCACGAACGATCCGGGGAAGTACTCGCGGAGCTTGACCGTGTTGCCGCCGGCTAGCTTGTCTGCGATCGCGATGATCTGCTCGGTCGTGCCTGACGACCGTTCGACCAGCACGCGCGCTGAAATCCACAGCCGATAAGTGTCGTCGTCGCGACCGCCGCGCGGCTGACCCACGATGCGCCCGAGCATATCGAGCATGGCGCCCGTCGCCGTGTCGATATTGCGCTCGGTCAGCAGCTGATAAAAAGCATCTTCGACCGCCTGCACCTCGGTCAGCCACGACGACAGCAAGGCTGAGGTCTTGGGCTGCCGGTAGCGCTCGATCAGCCGCTCAACACCGCGCGTCACGTGGTCGGTAAAGTGCTCCGTCATGGGATCGGCACCACCGAGATCCGCGTCGTGTCGAGCGTGCCGATCTGCCGCTGCGTCACTGCGACGCTAGGCACGCCGGTTGCGTAGTCAGACGACACGAGCGACACGCGACACTCCGCATTCAAGACGCCCGGCTGCTGCATCGCGACCGTCACGAACCTGCCCGCGTAGACCGGATCGCCTACGTCCAGATAACCCGGCGATCCCGGCGTCTCAGCGGACGCGGCGATCGCTTCTTTCATCGCCGTATCGCCAACGTAGTCTGCGGCGACTACGGTCAAGCGCAGCGCCACATACACCGGGATCTCAGTCGGGCGGCTAAAGCCGATCGTATGCGGGATGCCTTCGGTGTCGACGATCACGACGGTCACCGAGCCATAGGCCTGAATCCCTGCCGGCTTGTTCGTCCAGATCGACAGCCCGATCGCCTGGTCGTCGACCGCGCCGATCACCGACCGCACAACGGCCTCGAACGAGTGCCCCGGCAGGCCGTTTGCGTCGACAGCATCAGTCACGTTTTCGAGCACCGACACCGCAAGCACCGTATCGAGCTGCAGCAAATCCGCGCGAATGCCGGCGACCGTGCCGCCGCCCTGCGCGGCGAGTTCATCTTGACGGCGGATGCGGTACGCGGCATCTGATTCGATGTCCGTGCCGAGCTCGGCATCCAGCGCATTGGTGACAGACGTCCAGCCGGTGATCAGCGTGTCGCGTTGTGTGAGCGTGCCAGCGTTAGCGCCGATCGGCCCCGTGTCGACGGCCTGGAATGGGATGTCGAGCGTCGCCGGTGCGCCGGTCGCATTGACCATCGCGATCGTGTTGGTGAAGCGCGCGGCGGCGTTGCCCTGCACCGATGCTACGGCCGTCAGTGCCGGGATCGATGTCGAGGCCGCGAGCACCACCGTGCACACCACGCGCGACGGCGTAGCCGGCTCGCGCAGGCTGTTAGTTAGGCTGTAGAGCTGATCCTGTGCATCGCCCGACGCTTGATCGGGATCCATCGCGTCGTAGAGGTTTTCACCGAGCTCCCACAGTTCCGCCAAGTCGCTGGCCACGATGCCGTTCAGCTGCCCGATCAAGCCGAACTGCGACGTGTCGATCGCCGGATCGATGTTCGCTCGCTGCTGCGCGACAAAAGACGCTTCGATGTCTTCGAGCGTCTTGGTTACGAAACCTTCCGGTGTTAGGCCGTAGACCGTCATCAGCCGCCCCCTATCGTCTCGGATAGCGCGAGCGTGCCTTCGCCCCCCGCGGAATACAGCACCGACGCCGTGACCGTGAGCTCACGCCGCAGCCCGTCGAATGCGAAGCGCAGATCCGTGACGTCTTTGACGCCCGGCGTTTCGCGCGACGCCTTGGCGAACAAGCCACGCACGACCGTCATAGACGGGTTTTTGACTAGAATCAGGCCCTGATAGTCGATGCCGAGCGACCGATCGCGAAAGCACTCACCCAAAAACAAAGTCAGATGCGTTTCCCACGCCTGCGCGACTGCGGCTGCGCCGGTCACGAGCTGCGCCTTGCCGCCGATGAGCAGCAGATCGTCAGTCGCGGGATCGATCGCTAGGTCGCTCATGAGTTTACCGATCAACGACAAAGCTGTTAGGTGCTCGAATAGGCCCGGATGCGCGCAGCTTGCCGTCAGTTGCAACGTAAATCAGTCGCCCGATGCCAGCGCCACTAGGCGGCGCGCACAGCCCGCGAAAGGCACCGCGGCGCGCAAGTGTCGCGTGTGCGCCTCCGGGCACGGTGACGCTTTGCCACCGCGATGGCTCGATCGCCCAGCGCAGTGCCGCATCCACACCGCGCACCCATAGCGCGCCGAAACCGTCGAAGACTTCCCAGACATTCGCGCTTGCGGCAGGCGTGAGCCCTGAGTCAATCCAGGTCGTGCCGGCGTCCGACGATACGCGCACGGTCCACAAGCCGCCCGCCGATTTGGCACACACCGCGAGCGTATCGCTTTCGCGGCAGTGGGCAAGACTCAACAGCCCGCCACCTGTTAGGCCGTGTACGCCTGCAGCGCTCCACGTCACGCCATGGTCGGTGGAGATCATCGTGTTGCCGTTGCCAAACACCACCACGAAGCGATCGCGGATCCCGTCCCACAAAATGCAGCGCTGCATCGCACCGGCAAAATTACCTGTGCCCGCGACTTCCGTGCAGGCGGTGGAACCGATCGGCACGCGTGCGTAAAAGCTGTCGGTGTCTGACACTAAGATCGTGTTCACCGAGTCAGACGCGGCGGCCATCCACACACGCGCAGTGCCCGTCATGGCACTAACAGTCAAGGTGCCGCTGGTGTCCGTGACACGGGAAAGGCCGGCCGGCTGTCCGAATGCCATCCAATGCGTTTGCACGAAAGTCACGCCGTAAGCATCGACCGCAAGCCCCGTGGAACCCGTGCGTGTATCCGTGGGCGCGTTGATGGCACCACCGGCCGCAAAGAAGCTGCCGGCACTCGTGAAAGCGCCGATCCATCGGCCGTCGTCTGCGTCGAAGCCGATCGCGCCCAGCGCGGTATATCCACCTGCTAGACCTGCGACAACGGCGCTTGCAGGTAGCGCCGTCAACACGGGCGCCATCTGAAACGCTTCTAGATCTGCCATTCGCGCGGAAAGATCAGCGATCCACTGACCCACTAGGTTTTGCCAGTAGTTAAAGAAGCTGGCAGGCGGCTGCTCGCCGGGCACCCAACCCTGCGCTTTTTTGCCGTCTGACGGCTCGAGGATCGATGCCGCGCCCGTCGCCCATGATGGTAATTTCGGTGGTGCTGGCATGGCTGATCAGGTCGCTTTCGTTTTGGTGGCAGCTACGCTCGCGGGTG